CCGCAGTCTCAGGAACCTCAGTGTCTACCCAAGTCCACTCACCAGCCACCGCGTCAGGATTGCTGATGTAGTCAGACAAAGGGACATTCGTCCAAGTCACACCATCACTCGACATCTCAACCACAAACGGCTGAGCCGCCGCAGACCACTTGATGCCAACAGTCGTAACCGTCAGACCGTCCGCGTTGTAGTTCTGATAAGTCGTGGAAGTCGTCGCCGTGGTGCCAGTGGCTTCCAGCAACGTGCGCAAGTTGGTGTTCAGTACATCAATCGTGCCCAAAGGCAACGTCACAGCACCCTGACCCTCGTACAGAGGCATCACCAATCGCTCAATACACCAGAGTTGTACACCCCGGTTGGCAAGATTAGACAGGATTAGGTAAAGCTGGTCATTCGCAACGTCGATCATCTCAGAAGTGATCTGCTGCGCACCTAAGCGACAACGCCTAAAGGCATGGTCAATGACCTGCCTCGTTGTAAAGTTAGTTGTCGAAACTGTACCGGAAGTTGCCATTAGGGTCCCTCTTGCGCCGTGGCCCGCTGCGCTGAGCAGACCCCCATGACTACACGGAAGTTATTTTAGCACTTACCGCCGCCGTACATCGGCTTACGACGATGCGGGGGAACACCACCGTGCTTCAGCCCCTTCATCGACTGCTGTCGATCGTGCTTCTTGTCCATCTTGGACTTTTCCCAAGCTTCCAGCGACATGCCGTACTTCTTGGCAAGCTTTCGGTCTTCAGCCAAATCCCGCTTGCTGTGCTCCCACTCTTCGTGGGAAACCTTGCCGACCTTCTTGAAAACGCCACGGCCTTTAAGAACGTCAGCACGGGTTATTTTGCCGTCGCCAGTCAAATCAGGGAACGCGCCGCCTTTGGCCTTTTTTACAGGCGCATCCGGCATATCAAGGCTCATGCCCGGAGCATACTTTTCAGCGTGACGCGCCTTATCCAAGGCACGACGCTCCATTGCCCGCTCTTTTGCCTCACGGCGACCCTTTATCGGGGTGTAGCGAGTCTTCAGCCCCTTGGACTCGTAAGCCATGTTCTCATCGCTAAAAACCGAACCGCCTTCACCCTTCTTCGGAATCTTCTCACCCGCCTTACGCGCCTCAGACAGGGCAATAGCGACCGCCTGCTCACGGCTCTTCACCACAGGGCCCTTCTTGGAACCCGAGTGCAGTTTGCCTTCCTTGTACTCGCGCATCACCTTGTCGACCTTGCCGCCCTTCTTAGCCATCATCTCAGGCTTAGAGGACATCATCGGCTCCTCAGTGTACGGCACCGGCATAATCGTCATCGTCGGAGCAGGACGCAGGCTACGAGTCGGACCAGAACGAGCCGCACGCGCAGCACGAGCCGCCGCAGCACGAGCCTCAACCGAGTTAGCCTTGCGGAACGCCTCCTCACGAGACTTCGTCGCAGCCTGCCTAGCCTGCAAATCCGCATAAGAAGTCCGACCGCCACCCGCGTACTTGGCACGACCCGGAGCGGACTCCATCTTCTTCGCACCCATCGCAGCCGCGTTCGGCTTGGCGCGAGCAGGCATGTCACGGTAAGAAGCCTTTGCCTTCATCGGCTCAGCACTCTTGTGAAAGCCACGGTCAGCCGAAAACTCAAAATCCTTTACGTACTTAACGGCCATAAAATTTTCCTCTCAAGGAATACCACTGGCTATTCAGCCATGCTTTGAATGATAAAAACTTAACCACCAACTTGTCTCGCAAAGAAAGCTGAGTCTTCTTTACCGGCTTCTTTCGCTTTGCCATGTCAGCAGTCCCACTTTCTTAAAGACAACGCCTTACGAGTCGGACGACCCTTCTCATCCTTCATCGGCCCCGGCATGCCACTCATGCGAGCACAAAAAGACCGGCGTCGAGCAGCCGCCTTAGGACTACGCTTAGCCTGCTTTGCACTCACCGGACGCTTGATGTTCTGACCCTGCGCACGCAACGAAGCACGACCCTTCTCGTTCAAACCGCCCGTTGGATCCTTGCCTTCCTTGCGAGTCCATGCCCCACCGCCCTTGGCAAACTGCTGCCACTCAGACCAGTCGCCGCGAACCTTCATCATTTGATCCTCTGCATATTGAAGATCACAGATGGGATCTCAGGAATCACTCCTGATGCGGCAGAATAATCCAGCGTCACCGCAGTGTTTTCAACAGCCCAAATCAACTGAACGTAATCGCTAACAGACATAGACTCAAAGATCGTTACTTGAGCCAGTGCTTGTCCACCATCCGCTGCCTTAGGCACCGTTAACTTAGAGGCTGAGTTCGGGATGTTAGTCCCGTTCTTCCTGAACCAAAAAGTAGCGTCGTGATCGTTTGTATCCGAATTGGCAAACTGGATACTGGTGTTCACAGAGTACACACCCGCCGCAGCCACCGTCACGTTCGTGCTAGAAGCAATCGTAATCCCCGTATTAAACGAGGCAGCGTTGTTCATGTTAGCCGTATACGCTACGTTGGCCGAAGTCGCCGTCTGGTCAACATGTGACTCAAACTGAGCAATCGCACGGTTGGTAATCGTATTGAACGGCACCGCACCCGCAGTCACGGTAATCGAAGAAAAACTTCCTACCGCATTGCTCACAGTGACAGAGTTCAGCGTGCCGCCCGTAATGTTGAGCGAGTCGCCCACGAACGTCTTGATCTGCGTAGCCGACGCCTTGACCGATGATCCAGACTGCACCGTCTCAAAAAGCTCAGTGCCGCCCAGCGCAGTCGCTGCCGTAAGGTCCGTAATCTTGACGTTAGCCATGGCTTACTTCGTTGACTGCTGGACAATCGTGAAACGCACGGAACCATCGCCCGAATTGATCTTCAAGCGCACCGCACGCATCAACGTCGTCGTGAACTGAGTCTCACTGCCCGTCGCAGCAGTCAAACTCGCCGCCGGATGAGGCACCGCAAGCTGCTGGATGTTCAAGTCAAACGGATCTTCGTTCGTGTACTCAACCGAGTAGTTGACCGTGCCGCTCGTCTTGCCAGAAATGGTCGTGACCTGATTGGGCGTATAGATGTCAAGCGGAATCCAAGCCGTGTAACCCGGCACCGCGTTGCCTACGCTGATCGTCGCACTGGTCGCAGCCGAAGCCGTAATGCCAGTCACCGTCGCAAAGGACAACGAACCCGTCACCGTGCCAGAAGCCGATACCGCCAACGTCTCCGTCTGCGATCCACCACCGGGTGCCGTGCCAGAAACAACAAAGTTCACCGTGGCCGACTTCTCACTGAACACCGTCAGTTGCGCCGGAACCGTCAATGTAGCCACACCACCCGATACCAACACGCCGTCCAGCGTGATCGCACCAGACGCATTCAGAAGCTGCTCGTTAGCAACACTGTCAGCATCCGCAGCAGGCTGTGATCTTGTAAAACTAATAGGACGCATAACTGCTTTCCCTCGTCAAGTCACAACAAGAAAGGGGCCGAAGCCCCTCCCCGTAATTACAGCGTCAGGCTCTGATACAGCGCAATGTACGCCGTGGTCGAACCCACCATAACACGCACGTAGCCCAACTGAGCCGACACAACGCCCGACACGGCACTGCCCGTCGTAAGCTTAGTGCTGCCAATCGTCAGCGTGGTGCAAAGCAAGTTCGTCACCGTGGCCGACGAAGAAGTCAGCGTGGTGATGTTGGAAGAACCCGCCGTCAGAACAGAGCCGGAGAAACCATTGGTCGAGTTAACCGGCCCGGAAAAAGTTGTACTAGCCATTGCAAATCACCTCATGCACGAGTCGCCCACTAGTCTGTGCATCGTCCGCTAGGTCGGTCTAATGGGCTGGTTACACCTAGAACTATACCTAGACTAACTCTAGACGTAAGTCTCAAGATATGCAATGGCTTTTTGTAAAAGATCGCGGTCGTGTTTCAGCATGCCAATGCCTTGATTGCAAGGAACGCACAATAACCCACGTACTTTGCCTGTATCGTGACAGTGGTCTACTGCTAAAGAGATCTGCTTGCCGCGTATAACGGCAGTTTCTGGATTTTTGCAGATAGCACAAACGTCGCCCTGCTTGGCGCTCTGCTCCTTGTACCAGTCAAGGGTAACGCCGTAGTACTTTTTTAAATCCTTGTCTTTAAAGTAATCGGGGTTGGCGGCTCTTGACGCTCGTTGCCATTCCCGCATGTATGCGGCTCTTCTCGCCCTAATATCTTCATTAACTCTTGGCTCTTTCCAGTAAAAATTACTAGAACTCCAAAATTCATTTTGACGAGCACGCCAAGCTCTGGCCTTTTCTGAAGGCTTTTCAGGAACGTCTTTTACAAACGCCCAAAAATCGTTAAGCCATTCCGTTGGAATTTGAAGTCTGTGATAACGAACAAGGCCACACCAAGACTTGTAAGCCGGATGTTTTTCCCGCTTACCCCAGTCTTCCGACCGGGTTGTCTCAATGTGGCCATGCCGCTCAAGGCGCTTACGATGTTTGTCGCAAAGACCTTTTGCTACTGCTGGTTCGTTACAACCAATTACGTGACATTTCTGCGGCATTTTGTCCTCGGTGATAGGGCTGGGAGTGCCAACCCTACCACCTTGGACTCATCCGAGTAAAGAGGTCAGACGCCGGCCGTGCCGAACACCGTGCGGGGGTCGGTCCAGCCAACAGCGTAACGTTCAGTCGTTTTGAAGCTCGTGGTGTCGGTCTCGAAGTCGCCTTCCATGCTCTTCTCAAGGCCACGACGCATCATGAGCTTGAGACCTTCCGGCGCGTCCGTCTTCACCCACCAAGCGGTAGTGGAGGTAAGACGCGAGAGGTTGGCCTGACCACCAGCGAGGAGGCCCATCGACTTCACCGGGTTGATGTCGTTGTCGGCGGTGCCGGTACGGAGGACGCTCTTGAGGAGCACTTCCGCTTGGAACACGTTCGACGGCGACACCACGAGCTTCTCCGGGTTCAGCCGGATGCGCTTGCCGTTGTTGTCAACAGCGTTGCGGATCTGGATGAGGAGCTGCTCAAGCGAAGTCTGCGAGAGCGCAGCCGCGGTGTTGAGCTGATTGCTAAAGGTACCCTGAGCGAGCGGGTGGTTGGTCGCGACAAGCGGAACGCCGTCACCACCGTTGTAGCCCGCCGTAAAGGCACGGTTCAGCACGTTGGCGCAGAGGGTTTCCTTCGTTTCGATCAGCGACTGCGCGAGATGCTTCGCGTAGGTCTGGCCGATACGGATGTGGTCACCATCTTCCACGAGCACCTTCGTGAGCGCGAA